CGTTGGACTGAAACGGTATGAACGAATACCTAAAGGTTCTCTGGGAACTCAAAAAGCAAGCCCGTTCGTATCAGAGTGACTTCGTGCGTTCTCGCATCGCTCTGGTCAACGAGGCATCCAGCCGTGGGCACATCTCATGCCTCTCAACCTCTGGGAAAAATATGGGCTTCTGGTCTCTGACCACTGAGGGTCAATTGTTCCTGTCCGAACATGGAGGTGCCGTTTAATGGATGAACTCACATTAGGTGGGCCATCGGGTTTACTCCGTGACGGTCTCCCTTGTGTGGGCCTGAACAGCAACGGTTACTACAGCGTGATGATTGACGGGAAGAACCTCTTAGTCCACCGATTGGTTTGGATACTAAGGAACGGTGAGATCCCTGAAGGATTCCGCGTGGACCACAAGAACGGTGATCGTCGCGATAACAGCCCGTCAAACCTACGGCTCGTAACTCACGCACAGAATTGCCAGAACAAGGCAAGGAAGTCGTATAGCTACAAGCACGGTGCCAAGTGGCGAGCTGAGGTTACACACAACTATAGGAAGCACAGAAGCCCCGGTTTCAAATCGAGGGATGACGCTGAGGAATTCGGAGAACTTCTCAGTCGCACACTTAAAGGAGAATTCCACCGTGAGTAAACTGAAAGTTGGATTGGCCCTCGATATGGACTACCTAATCTTCTCGGCCATGAGCGCTGCTGAAGAGGAAGTTGACTGGGGGCAAGACGTGTGGTCACTTTCGTGCGATCACGCAAAGGCCCGGTCGATTCTCTTCGGCACCATTAAGACCATCAAAGCGGACATCGCTGGTCAGCTCAAGCGCAAGTTTAAGTTGACTGAAGACCGCTATGAGTTCGTCGATCTGTGCATCATCTCGGGTGAGAACAACTGGCGCAAAGAGGTCCTTGAGACCTACAAGGCGAACCGTAAAGGCAAGCGCAAGCCAGTTGGTTACACAGCGTTCTGTGAGGGCATCATGGATCACTTCGGTCCTGAGCGTTCTTTCAAGTGGGACGGTGTGGAAGGTGATGATGTCTGTGGGATCTTAATGACTAACCCTTCGCTGGCTGGCTGTGACCGTATGGTTTCGGTGAGCTGCGACAAGGACTTCAACACGGTCCCCGGTTACTTCTTCTGGCTGACCCAAATGGAACTCATCAAGAACGATGAGGCGGGCGCTGACAACTTCCACATGCTGCAAGCCATGATGGGTGACGTGACCGATGGCTATGGTGGCATTCCTGGCATTGGCAAGGAGACCGCTAAGGCGTTCCTTGAGAGCCCTGAGTTCTTCTATGAGGCCACTAAGGTCATGAAGTCCGGTCCACGCAAAGGCGAAGAGGTGGCCTATTGGACATCTTGCAAGCTGTCAGACTTACAAGCAGAAGGTGACACAAGCGCTTCCTGCCTCTGGGACTGCATGGTCTCTCTGGCAAACAAGCAGGGCATCACTGAGGCTGACCTTCTGGTCCAAGCTCAGGTCGCTCGCATCCTTCGGGATAGTGACTTCGATCACGATGCCAAGAAGCCAATCCTTTGGCAGCCACCAGTTTAAAACCCCTCACTATTGCGACCAACCTATGGGGATTGTTCCTTATAGATCCTTTAAGGAGGACCAATGCTGGCAATCATTCAACACCATATCCGCAACCCCGATGACATTCCTGACATCCCTCAAGCCTCCGCTGACTATCTCAACGTCCGTCTCAACGCTTCCTATCTGATCGCCACTGGTGCGGTCGATGAGTTGCGCAAGTCGAACTACTCCGAGAGCTACATCGCGGGCTTCCTTGACGGCTGCAATGCTGCCACTGAGATCGTTGAGCTGATGCAGGAGAGTCAACAACAAGAACAGGAGGACGAATAAGCATGTGCTTCTCATCCAAGCCAAAGACCCCAAAGACTGACCCCAACTCCCTAAAGGCCCCCGAGCCGGTTCTCATTGAGGAACCTAAGGGTGTGGACTTTGGGGCATCCGCTTCTGACCAAAGCACCGCAACTGGTGTCGAGGCGACCACCGTAGAGAAGGACCCAGCGACCACCGATAAGGGTGATGGTTCTTCGTCTGCAACAGCCACCGATACTGGCACCGTCACGACCACCAAGAAGGCTAAGTCCCCTTCTGTCAAACGGGCGATCACAAAGGTCACCGCATGATCCTAAGGTCGGTCCTATTGGAACCCGGCCAACCCTCTTCAGCCCGCGAGATCATGTGTCGAATCATTGACGACATGACCGAACTCACTTGGCAGTCAACTCGACAAGAAGCTGAGATCCGAGTCCTTGAATCCGTCGAATCACTTGAGCGCATTGAGATAACCGTGAGGGACCTAAAAGGGTCCTTGATGGGTATCGCTTCGTGTGTTGGTGAGGATGACGATCACCTGGGCATCGTGTTCTCAGTTCACTGGCGCTTCGTCCTCCCTGAGGCTCGTGGCGCTGTCGGTGTGGCAATCCAAAGAGAGATCCTCAGGTCCGCTCGAAGGGCTGGCGTGAAGGTCGTGGCTTACACCAAGCGGGTCTCTGAAGGCCGGTTTGAAGTTATCTATCAGAAACTCAAGGAGAAACCCTATGGGCAAAAAGATCAAGAAGGCCATCCAAAAGGTCACCAAAGCGGCTGACGTTCTGGGTGTCCACGATGAAGGCAAGTCGAAGGACTCTGCCCCTGCCGCTGCTGTTGTAACCGCTCCAGCTCCTGCCGCTGCAACTGTAGCGAACCCTGAGTCCACCACGGACACCACTGAGGCTGACACTGAGGCCGCAAAGAAGTCTGCTCGATCCAAGGGTAAGACCGGTCTGTCCGTTGCTCGAAGCCCTGGCTCTGGCCTTAACGTTTAACAAGGAGGTGACTCATGGCAACTACAGCCCGTGAGGGCCTCGCTGAGGAAGGCGCAAAGGCCGTCTATGAACGCCTGAAGAACGACCGTGTTCCTTACGAGACCCGTGCGGAGAACTGCGCCAAGGTCACTATCCCGTCTCTGTTCCCTAAAGACTCCGACAACGCCTCTACTGACTACACCACACCGTGGCAAGCAGTGGGCGCTCGCGGTTTGAACAACCTGTCTGCCAAGGTGATGCTCGCTCTGTTCCCGTTACAAACGTGGATGAAGCTGAAGGTGTCCGAATGGCAGGCCAAGCAACTGGTCGCTGACCCGTCGCAACTGGCTGTCGTGGAGCAGGGCCTGGGTATGGTCGAGCGAATCCTGATGTCCTACATGGAAGCCAACAGCTACCGAGTGACGCTCTTTGAGTTGATCCGGCAGTTGGCACTTGCAGGTTCAGGTTTGCTTTACCTTCCACCACCTGACGCAAGCTCCGCAACGTACAACCCGATGAAGCTCTACACGCTCCACAACCATGTGGTTCAGCGAGATGCCTTTGGGTCTGTCCTACAGATCGTGACCCTCGATAAGGTGGCCTATGCGGCCCTCCCAGAGGACATCAGGAACTCTATGGACACCAATGGTCAGGACATGAAGCCTGATCAGGAAGTCGAAGTTTACACCCACATCTATCTTGACGATGAGTCCGGTAACTTTCTGAGCTACCAAGAGATCGATGGCAACGAAGTAGATGGCACCGAAGGCGAGTATCCACAAGATGCCTGCCCGTGGATCGCTGTTCGATGGACCAAGCGTGACGGTGAGCATTATGGCCGTAGCCATGTGGAAGAGTATCTCGGTGACTTGACGTCTCTTGAGAGTCTCCATGAGGCCATGATCAAGTTCTCAATGATCGCCTCTAAGGTGGTCGGTTTGGTCAACCCCAATGGCGTCACTCAGGTTCGTCGTTTGGTTAAAGCCCAGACGGGTGACTTCGTGGCTGGCCGCAAGGCTGACATTGAGTTCCTGCAACTTGAGAAGACCGCTGACTTTACAGTCGCCAAACAGGTAGCCGATGCTATTGAAGGCCGATTGAGCTACGTCTTTATGCTGAACAGTGCAGTGCAACGACAAGGTGAACGCGTTACAGCCGAAGAGATTCGGTATGTGGCGTCTGAACTGGAAGATACCCTTGGGGGCGTCTATTCGATCCTCTCTCAGGAACTCCAGTTGCCCATCGTCCGCATCCTGTTGAATCAGCTCCAGGCGACAAGCCAGATCCCTGATATGCCAAAGGAGGCCGTTGAGCCAACTGTGAGCACTGGCGTGGAAGCGCTGGGTCGTGGACAAGATCTCGACAAGTTGAATCAGTTCCTCGGTGCGATGACCCAAGTGGCTCAGCTCCAACAGGACCCTGACCTCAATATGTCGAACATCAAGTTGCGCTTAGCGAACGCCATTGGGATCGACGTAACGGGCCTCTTGCTCACTGAAGCTGAGAAGGCTCAAGCGCAGTCCCGCGCAATGCTGGAACAAGGCGGCATGGCTGCTGCTGCTGGTCTCGGCCAAGGTGCTGCTGCTCAAGCGACTGCAAGCCCAGAAGCAATGAATGCCGCAATGGATACTGTGGGCGTCCAGCCTTCAGCTATCAACGCTCAAGTTTAAAAACCCTCACTATTGCGACACACACTCTTGGCGGATACCAAGGAAAGTCACTGTGTCGCTCCCTATTTAAGAAAGGAGACTATATGCGCTTTGGTATTGGTTCGCTTCACTTGGCGATGGCCGTAATGGCTGGTGCTATGTATCGCTCCGAGGATGTATATGCGTCCTTCGGTGTGAACGGTGCAGTTATGTCCAGCAACAACATCACCGAGCATGAGCAGAACATGCTTGCACTGCCAACCAGCGTCCGTGATGGTGACTCTCTAATTGAGACCCAAGAGGATCAAGGGGAAGGTCAGGAAGGCTCTGAGGAAGAGGAACAACAAGAAGAAGGCTCCGAGCAGGAGAATGAGGATGGTGCCCAAGACGAAGATGGCACTGACTCCGATGACTTCACCCCACTGGGCGAGCCTGACGCTGAACTGATCCAGTCCTCTAAGGAGATCGACGAGTACGCTGAGGGCTTCCAACAGCTCCGTGCTCAGGCGATCAAGCTGGGTCTTCCTGCTGATGCAGCCGCTGCCATTGAGGCCGAATATGAGACCTCTCAGAAGCTCTCTGAGGCGTCCCTTGTGGCCCTCGAGGCCGTGGGTTACTCCCGTGGTTTCGTTCGGTCGTTCATCGCTGGTCAAGAAGCTGTTGCCTCGAAGTACGTCTCGCAGATCCAAGCGTTCGCTGGCGGTCCTGAGAAGTTCACCCAGATCCTTGGGCACCTCAAGGCCAACAGCCCTGATGCTGTGGTCGCTCTGGAAGAAGCAATGGGTCGTCAAGACCTCGCTTCGATCAAGACCATCATCAACCTGGGCATGCAGTCCCGCACCAAGAAGTTCGGTAAGGCCCCTGAGCGTAGCGCCACTAAGCGCGCATCGGCTCCATCGGTCGCCGCCAAGGCATCTGAAGGGTTCGCCTCTCAGCGTGAAATGATCACCGCTATGTCTGACCCTCGATATCAGAACGATGCAACTTATCGTCGTTCGGTTGAAGTAAAGGTCGGCGCTTCGAGCTGGTAAGTACCTGATTTAAAACCCTCACTATTGCGACACATCGAGCATCTTCAGGAAATCCTGAGGACTCCTTGTGTCCGTCTTTTAGAAATCACAAAGGAGAACTACTCAATGGCAAACGCAACTGGCGGTCAACAAATCGGCGCGAACCAAGGCAAAGGCGCGAACCCGGCTGACAAACTGGCCCTGTTCCTGAAGGTCTTTGGTGGTGAAGTTCTGACTGCATTCGTGCGTCGCTCGGTGACCATGGACAAGCATATGGTCCGCACCATTCAAAATGGCAAGTCGGCCAGCTTCCCTGTTATGGGTCGCACCAAAGGTTACTACCTGGCACCGGGTGAGAACCTGGATGACAAGCGCAAAGACATCAAGCACTCCGAGAAAGTGATCACCATCGACGGTCTGTTGACCAGCGACGTTCTGATCTACGACATCGAAGACGCAATGAACCACTACGATGTTCGCGCTGAATACTCGGCTCAACTGGGCGAAGCACTGGCAATCGCTGCCGATGGCGCGGTCCTGGCTGAGATGGCGAACCTGTGCAACCTGCCTGCCGCGTCCAACGAGAACATCGCTGGCCTGGGCACTGCTGTTGTCCTGAACATCGGCGTAGCTGCTGACCTCGTTGACGTTGAAGCTCGCGGCAAGGCGATCCTGAAGGGTCTGACCCTGGCTCGTGGTCGCTTCACCAAGAACTACGTCCCTGCTGGTGATCGTCGCTTCTTCACCTCCCCAGACGACTACAGCGCAATCCTGTCCGCTCTGATGCCAAACGCTGCCAACTACGCCGCTCTGATCGACCCTGAGACCGGCAACATCCGCAACGTGATGGGCTTCGAGATCATCGAGGTTCCACATCTGGTCGCTGGTGGTGCTGGTACTGACGCTGATGGCGCCAACCAAAAGCACGCCTTCCCGGCCACTGCTGCTGGTGACGTCAAGGTCGCTATGAACAACGTGATTGGCCTGATGGTTCACCGTTCGGCTGTGGGCACCGTGAAGCTGAAGGATATGGCTCTGGAGCGTGCTCGTCGTCCTGAGTTCCAGGCTGACCAGATCATCGGCAAATACGCGATGGGCCACGGCGGTCTGCGTCCTGAAGCTGCTGGCGCACTGGTATTCACTCCAGCCGCCTAAGGCTCAGTAACAAACCTTGAGGTCGCCCCAACCTGACTAAGCAAGAGGGCACTAACAATGCTGTAAGGACCGAGCGGCCTACTAAGTAAACGGCTCAACCAAAACCCCATTGGGCCCTCAAGGGTTCTTTGGGGTTTTTTTCTTCCACTTCCATCATAAGGAGATCCCTATGGATGAATCCTATTTGACGCAAGACGATGAGCTTGGGGCAATCAACGACATGCTCGCAGCTATCGGTGAGAGCCCTGTGAGTTCCCTCGAAGGTGACCCAAACGCTGACGTTGCGAACTGCCGACGAATCCTCAATCAGGTCAACCGTGAGATCCAATCTCGGGGCTGGACGTTCAACATTGAGGAAGCTGCGAGTCTCCTGCCGAACGCCTTAACGGGCCTCATCGACTACCTGCCTTCGTACCTGCGGATGACCACTTCTGGTGGCACTGCTTATATCAACCGAGCCGGATACGTCTATGACCGGACAACCAAGACGGACATCTTCACGGACCCCATCGAGGTCGATCTGATTCGCCTCAAGCAATACGGTGAGATGCCTGAGTGCTTCCGCTCCTACATCGTTGCCAAGGCGTCACGTCGATTCAACATTCGCTTCTTTGGCGCTGGGGAAATCGAAGGGTCTCTCCAAGAGCAGGAGGCGGATGCATGGCAAGCCATTCAGGAATATGAGTTGGACTTTGGTGGCTTCAACATGCTCGACGGTGACTCATTCACTGGCGGCAAAATCTCTCGATAACAAGGAGGTCTACATGCCACTCGTTACGCAAAGCATTAAGAACCTCAAGGGAGGTATCTCGCAGCAACCTGACATCCTCCGCTTCGCCAACCAAGGAGCCGTCCAGATTAATGGTTGGTCCTCAGAGATGAAGGGCCTACAGAAGCGACCTCCTACTCGGTTCATCAAGCGCATCGGTGAGGTTGGGACACTGGGCACCAAGCCTCTGATCCACCTGATCAACCGGGACGCCTCTGAGCAATACCACTTTGCCCTCACAGGGTCTGGAGTGGCCGTGTGGGATCTCCAGGGGAATCAGTACACAGTCCGTGGCTACAACGGTTACGCCAACTGTGCATCCCCAAGGACCGACCTGAGGATCATCACCATTGCTGACTACACCTTCGTGGTGAATCGCAAGAAGGTCGTTGACCTGGGAAGCTCCCTCACAGCGCCTGCCTATCCTCGACTTGATGGGCGAGCCTTGATCAACGTCCGGGGTGGTCAGTATGGCCGGACCCTGACGATCTCGATCAATGGTGCAACACCGCCTCAAGCGTCCATTAAGATGCCCAGTGGTTCCGCTGAGAAAGTACCTGCGGGTGAGCCCTATGCGGGGATGAACCAAGTGGACATGACGGACGCCACATGGATCGCTAAGGAGTTGGCTACCCAGCTCACTACGGTCCTCGGTCCTTCCGGGTGGACCTTCACTTCGGGCTCTGGGTGGATTCTCATTGAGGCCCCTTTGGCTGACAACGTGAGAACCATTGCGACCGCTGATGGCTTCGCTGACACCCTGCTCTCAGGGTTCATCTATCAGGTCCAGTCGTTCACCAAGTTGCCCGCTCAGGCCCCTGCTGGGTACATCGTTGAGATCACCGGGGAGAGCGCCCGCTCAGGGGACAATTACTGGGTCGAGTATGACGCCTCAGCGAAGGTCTGGAAGGAGACCGCCAAGCCCAAGATGATCGCTGGCTTCGATGTCTTGACAATGCCTCATGCGCTCGTGAGGGCCTCTGATGGTCAGTTCGATTGGCAGCCGCTGGCCTGGGACATCCGCAACTCTGGGGATGACACCACGAACCCTATGCCGTCCTTTGTGGGCAACACGATTAACGATGTGTTCTTCTTTAGGAACCGCTTGGGCTTCCTCTCTGGCGAGAACGTGATCATGAGCAGGACCGCCAAGTATTTCAACTTCTGGCCTTCCAGTGTTGCAGTCCTCAGCGATGACGATCCGATTGACGTTGCGATCAGTCACAACCGTATCTCGATCCTGAAGTACGCTGTGCCATTCTCGGAGCAACTACTGCTCTGGTCTGATCAGGCTCAGTTTGTCCTCACGTCCAGCGGGGTCCTCTCTGCGAAGACCATTGAGCTGAACCTTGCGACTGAGTTCGATGTGAGTGACGGTGCTCGCCCTCATGGCATTGGCCGGGGAGTCTACTTTGCGGCCCCTCGCGCCTCCTACACGAGCCTCAAGCGCTACTTCGCAGTACAGGAAGTATCCGAGGTGAAGTCCGCTGAGGATGTCTCTGCGCACGTCCCAAGCTACCTCCCGAACACCGTCCATGCGATCCATGGGTCAGGCACTGAGAACTTCGTCTCGATCCTCTCGGACTCCCAAGAGAACGCTGTGTTCGTCTACAAGTTCCTCTATCTGGAAGAACGCTTGCAGCAACAGTCCTTCTCCCATTGGGAATTCGGAGCGAACACGAAGGTGCTCACTGCGGACTGCATTGGGTCGTTCCTCTACATGATCATCCAGCGGCCTGAAGGACTCATGATGGAACAGATCGAGTTCACCCAGAACACACTCGACTTCCCTATTGAGCCCTATCGGACTTACATGGACATGAAGAAGCTGGTGACTCTCGGGGCGTTCGATGAGGACACCTATGAGACCACTGTGGGAGTCGTGGCGCTGTACGGTGGAGTACCTGGGAATGATGCGGTCTTCTATACGGTCGATGCCCAAGGCGTTTATCTGGAGCACCGTGGGCCATGGACCTCAGGTTCTGTGCTGACCTTTGTGGGCAACCGTAGCGGTGAGCAGGTTCTGGTTGGCAAGCAGTACACCTTCCAGTACGAGTTCTCGAAGTTCCTCATTAAGACAACCTCTGAGGATGGCGGCTCAACGACTGAGGATGTGGGTCGCCTACAGCTTCGCCGTGCGTGGCTCAATTACGAACTCAGTGGTGCCTTTGAGATCAATGTCAACAACGGCTCCAGTCAGTTCGTCTATGTGATGACTGGTGGTCGCCTGAGCCAGAACACCGTCCTTGGTGAACTCTCTCTCGGGACTGGTCAATACAAGTTTCCGGTAACAGGCAGCGCCTTGAACCAGCGAGTCACTATCACCTCTTCCAACCCCAACCCTGTGAACGTCATTGGGTGTGGCTGGGAGGCCAACTACGTCCGTCGATCAGGCGGTATCTAACTCGAATGGTGGGGGATTAAAACCCCTCACTATTGCAGCCTATAGGGGTTCTTAATGTTTCTACTCAAAGCTACTCACGCTCATCTCGTTCAAGCCGCTGGGAACCTCTCAATAGGAGACCTTGACGAGTTCAACATGAACATCCAACACCGGAACCCTCTTGATGTCCTCCCGCTGGCTCTTGATGAGACCACGATGGCAATCGTAGAGGGTTCAATCGTATTGGCCGTAGGCGGCTCTGATAGCTGCCTGTGGTTCGTCACAACGACCTACGTTGACGCACTGCCGATGAGAGACAAGCTGACGTTCTTCAGGCTTCTCAAGGAGCACCTTGATGATGTCAAGGATCGAGTGCCATTCAGCAAGCAACTGACTAATCATGTGTCAGTGGTCAACACACCGCATATCCGACTGCTCAACGCACTGGGGGCCACATGGTCCAACGTGATCACGATGTCTCCAGCCGGGTTTGCGTTCCGTCAATTCTGGCTATAGGAGGTCCACCATGTGTGAACCAGTAAGCATCGGCATGGCTGTAGTGGCTGTAGCTGGTGCCGTAATGAGTGCCTCTGAGAAGGCGAAGGCCGAAGGTGCCGCTGAGGATGGGCAACGTCGCACCGCTCGTGAGCAGGTCAAGCAGACCAACATGGCAAACGCCAACCTCAACCTGACCGCTCAGGACCAGCAGGAGGAAGCGCGCAAGCAACTCTCTCAGATCAACCTTCAGGCTACCCGCAACCGTGGGACCATCCGCGCCGCTGTTGGCGAGTCGGGGCTATCAGGGAACTCTATGGACCGCATCCTGAACAGCGTAGAGAACGAGTCGTCTAATGCTCGGACTGATGTGGTGGACAACTACCATCGCGACTATCAGTCGATCTTTGCGAACCAGATCGCCAACGTCGAGAACACCAAGTCGGCCCTCAAAGGTCAGGCTCAAGTGATCCGCACCAGCGGCGTGTCGAATGCCCTCGGGATCGTCTCTGCGGGTGCCAATGGGTACGCTCAAGGGTCGGCCATGAAGGGCGCCTCTACTAAGCAACCAACATCGCCATCCAATGGCACACCTCAAGGAGGAACTAAGTAATGGCTAACGCAATTGAACGTGCTGTCGATGGCGCACAGATGCAACAGAATGGCCGACTGAATTCCTCAGTGGGCACCGTGGGGTTCGAGGCGTCTGTCCAAAGGGCTGCTGTGGGCTCCAATGGTTTTGCTCAGTCCATGAACGACTTCGTGAAGGGTGCCACCAATGCTTATGGCGCCTATCAGGAGAACGCTCAGAAGACCGCTGAGGCCCGCTCAGACGAGATCATTCGTAAGCTGACACCAGATCAGCGCCGTGAGGCTATCGGAGCAGGGACCCTGTTGTATCAGGACGACCCTGACGCGATGAACCTCCTGCGCTTCAAGACTGGTCGGACGGCTGCTTATGATGTCGAGGATGAGATCCAGTCGAAGATCCAGAACGGTGAGTTCGATGGGAAGGACCGTCAGTACCTCGAAGAGTACCGTCAGACCCGCTTAACGGAATCCGCCAAGAAGTACGCTGAGTCCGCTGGGATCAATGAGGCGGACCCTGAGTACCAGCGTGGCTATAACGGTGACATCGTTCAGCGCAATGCCGCGATCTATGACCTACATGGTCAACGCCGCTCCAAGTGGTTCCAGTCGCAAGCCGCTGTGAACACCCGTGGGGATCTGGCGCCTCTGTTAGATGACCCTGAGGTGATGCACACACCAAGTGGTGGCGAGCATATTGCCAACTACTTCAATACGGGGCTCAAGACTGGTCAGTTCCCAAGCGACCAATCGGCAATGGTGGCTCTGACCCAACTGGTCAACGATGCGCAGAACAAGTCTGGTGGTGCAAACCTTCTCCAGTCTCTGCGCGCTCAGTCGATCAACGTCCTGGGTGGCGCCAAGAAGGTCGATGACCTGATGGGTGCTGACGTTCTGGACAACGCCATCGTGAAGGCCAACGAGAATGAGTACAAGAAGTCCGCGGACCTAACTCGGACCTTCTCTCTGGGCGTCACTAAGGCGATCAACCAAGACGATCCGGCCACTGGCTGGGCCATGTTGGCAGCTCAGAGGACCCAATTGGATTCCATGCAGCCTGGGCAAGAGATGACCTCTCAGCGCCAGATGCTGATCCAAGCGGAGCAACACCTGATGACCCGCGTTAAGGCAGACTCAGCGGCCCGCACTGAGGGCCTCAAGAAGGCGACCCAAGCGGACAACCGTATGGACATCCTCGATCAGGCTTACACCAAGCGGATCGCTGGCGAGAACGTCCCTGTGGCACCGAAGTCTCAAGCTGTCGATGACAACACGGGCGAGTTCAAGGACTCCGATGGGCCAACCTTTGCGGCTCGCACCATGGACCGAATCGCTAACTCTGACCTGCCAGTTGAGAAACAGGACGCCATGCGCGCTCAGTACCTCAACGCTGACTATGAGGGTGGTCCATTCCAGACCTACTACAAGACCCTGATCACTGATGCTCAGCGCGAGTGGTCGAACAGTGTCCGTCAAGGTGAAGCTGGTGACATGCCGCGCCTTCAGGAACTCCAACGGGCCTACGTTACGAACCAAAGCACCATCGGTTCCGTGTTCCCTGAGCAGGCTGACTTCCTTGAGCAACTGAAGGATCTCTCTGATGGCGGGATCACCCCTCAGGTTCTCATTGATGCTCAGCGATCCAAGAAGGGCCTCTCTACGGAAGAACAGAAGTTCCGCAACGAGGAATGGATGAACCTGATGAACGACTCGTCCAACAAGGATCTCTCAAGTATCCCCGGACCTCTTCAGCGCCTCGCACGGACTGTCTATGACGGTTACAACGAGCGCACAGGGAACCCATCCCTCGCCAAAGAGAAGCTCACCCAGTGGCTCACAGACAACACCGTGTCCTTCACAGAGGCCGGTGACGACTCTGCCTATATCGGCCGGATCGACAAGCGCACCCTCATGGCTTCCCCAGAGGATGTGAACTCGTGGAAGGAAGGCAAGGACATCATTGAGCGCACCACTCAGGGCCTCCTTGAGACTCCCGCTTGGGCTGGTGCTTCAGCAACCATCACCGCTGACGAGAACACTGGGGACATCCTCATCGAGTCCCCTACAGGTCGCCGTGTGCGCCTGACCAAACAGTCGCTCCAGTTGATCTACAAAGCTCAGCGCGAAGCGGCACAACAGCAAGCCTTCCGTGAGGGAGTCGATGAGGCCAAAGGCCGTCAGAACTCTATCGAAGGTCTCAAGGGTTCCTCTAAGCAATTGGCTAAGGAGGGGCTGAAATCATTCTAAAGGAGAAACTCAATGTCCCGTAAAGACGAATACGCAAAGTTGCTGGCAAATGGTACCCCATACGACCAGATGATTCGCGATGCAGCGGACCAGAATGGCGTGGACTATGCCTATCTGCACAAGAAGATCTTCAATGAGTCGTCCTTCAATCCGAACGCCAAGAGCCCTACGGGGCCTCGCGGCCTGGGCCAGTTCACCGCTGCCACTGGGAGGGCCTACGGGCTCGTCACAGACGCTGACTTCATGGACCCTCAGAAGTCTATCAATGCCTCAGCGGCGCTCACTCGGGACCTCTTAGGGACCTACAAGGGCGACTACCTGAAGGCCGCATTGGCTTACAACCAAGGCAATGGCCGTTTAGGTTCCCCTCAGTTGGCCGCTCTGGATCGTGGGGACTTCTCTAAGATCTCCGAGGAAGGCAAGAACTACATGGCGAACCTGCTCGATGTAGCGGGCGAGTCGCCTTCCCGTAAGTGGTTCTCTGAGCCATCTGCCCCAAAGCAAAATGGTGAATTCGAGCAAGCCACGCAAGGACTCACCAAGGCACCACAAGTTGAGCGTGGCAACTCAAAGGGCCCTCAAGGTTTCAATCTGAGCCTTGGGGATGCCCCTCAGACCCAACAGACTTTCCAGGAGAAGGAGTTCGCTCAGAATGGTCCTACGGATGACAGTTGGTTCAAGAACTTCATGCCGGGTGTGGAAGCATCCATCGACAACTCATGGGGCGGTTCTAAGCTCCGTGACCTGTTCCGTGAGGAAGAACACGACCCGTTGGCTGACTACTCTGCTGTTCAACCCATGTGGGACGATCAGGACTACGAGCTGATCCGCCAAGAGGGCGTGCCTCCGAGTATGTTCCCGTTCATCATGGACCGGACCAAGGGTGTCAAGGCTGAGATCCCCAACGCCATCAAGGTAGCCAAGGAGAACTACGCCAACGAGCAGACCATCATGAAGTCCGGCATCGGCACTCAGATCACTGGTGGTGTCTTCTCGGCACCTCTTGATCCTGTGTCCTATGTGCCCGTTCCGGGTGCCGCTGGGGCGACCTTCGCGGGTCGTGTAGCTAAGCAGGCAGCGTTCACTTCGGGCCTCTCTGTGGCCTCTGAAGCGATCCGCTCAGATACCCTCGGTGTCGAAGCTCACTATGCGGCTGCTGCTGTTGGTGGCGCTGTGATGGGTGGTGGCATGGCTGCGATCCTCGACAAGTACATTGCCAAGGGTGTGAGCAACGTCAAGGCCCGTCCTGACATGGATGATGCTGACCTTGAGGCTATCCTTGCGCGTCACGGTGATTCCTCTGAGAAGAACGCTGTGATCCCTCTTGATGAGGGCATGGAGCCAACCGTGGCGAAGCCCAGAGAGGACGCTCAGGATGATGACTACCTTGAGAAGATCCTTGGAATGCATGGTGAGCGCCATACACGCCAAGAGGGTCTGAAGGATCTCCCTGATGACTCCATTGAGAACATCCTTGCGAAGCACTCGGAAGCCTCTGAGCCCAACGAGTTCTATGGCACCACGGCTCGCCTACAGGCCCGTGAGGCTGCTCGTACAACTGGTCAGGACGATCCTACCCGGATGCCTTGGAACAGTGATGACGTGCCCCAGAGCCACGATGGTGTGGACTTTGTGGATGTCCCTGGCGAACCTGGGGCAGTGCGTCTGCGTGATGGCTCGATCCTCTCAGCATTCAACCCGCTGAACCCAAAGACCCTCCGCATGGTCGCCCAACTGGAGCCTGAGCGTTCTGCCCGTGGCTTCAACCTTGGGGCCATCGCTGAGATTGGCTACACGCTCAACCGTACAGAAGACGAGTCGATCCGTAAGATTGGCGGTCAACTATTCCGGTCAACTGTGCAAACAGAGAGCGGCACCAATGGCAAGTTTGGGGCAACCGCTTCGGACATCATTGAGCGCATCCGTGGGGAAGATCACCTTCGCTATGGCAAGCTGAATGACCTGACTGAGCGAGTCCTTAAAGAAGACCCAGCGTATGCCATGCAGGCTGGAGTCGCTGCCAAGCGTGAGAAGGCTTATCGACGTGTGGCTGAGGCCATCGAAGATCAATCCAAGGTGAAGCAAGGCCAGCTCTCTAAACAAGAGCGGGAACTGATGGACCTGATCAACGAGCACTTCACCCGCAAGCAGGACATGCTCCAGAACCCTGCTCAGTTCGGTAACGCTAACGCTTCGTCTCTGCTGGACTCGACCCGCCATGCTGGCTCCTATGTACCGAACGTCTATGACGATGCTGCCAAGGCGATCCACATCAAGAAGTTCGGTGGTGGTGAGGATGGTCTTCAGCGTGCGATCCAAGAGTCCTGGCTGGCGTCCTACGCTTCCCGTCCGGCTGTGAAGGCTCGCATCGACAAGATGGTCAAGGAGGCCATCGAGAAGGAAGGCAAAGTGGCGACCCCTGAGGCGATCAAAGCGGCTGTCACCAAGTACGCCAACGATAAAGCCTACGGGATCAGTCACACCTCTGACTTCAATCGAAGCTCAATGATCGACGATGGGTTGAACTCATTGGTCGGCGCTGAGAACAACAACTTCCTTGAGGCTCGCAACCTGTTCGATTCGGACATGCCAGTCCCGCTGTCTGATGGCTCGACCTTCGCTGTGAATGACCTTCGGATGTTCGACTTGCCAAAGGTGATGTCCAGCTACGACCGTCGAATCAATGGAGATGTAGGGATCATGGGTGCAATGGGTAAGGACACAGCGGCCTTGAAGCAAGAGGTTCTGGACATCCGCACCAAGCAGGGCAACTCAAAGGATATTGACGCCTTGGAGAGCGCTGTGAAGCTGCTCACTGGACGCGCTCGTCGAGACCCTGATAGCACCTTCGGGACGGCCTTAAGATCCCTCAATGACCTCTCGTTCTTCACCAAGAACGCCTACATGGCCGCTCAGAACTTCACTGAGATCGCCGGGATGATCACCAATGGTCACCTTCGGATGATGATGCACGGTGTGCCGTTCCTGCGTGAGATGACCACCTGGGGCTCCAAGATCAAACCTGAGCAACTCAAGGAGATGCACGGGCTGATCTTTGGCCGTGAGCTGGATGATGCCATCCGGCCTCGTCGGGCTGACATCGTGGATCGCCTGCGTTCTCAGGGGGCCTCTAACGTTGCCGCTTCGATGGTCGGTACGGTGAAGTACGGGACTCAGGAATTGGCTGCTCGCAGTCCGTTCACCAAGATGCTCACTGAGACATCGAACTACATCATTGAGGCTGGCCGTCAAGGTGCCCTCATGGACATGATCAAGGCTGCTCATGGTGGCGAGTCGAAGATCTTCACGTCCGAGCGGTTGAACCAACTGTCCATCACACCGGCTCAGTTCAGCGGGATCAAGAGCGCCATCAAGCAACACATCGTCCCTGACGGTGATGGCTGGAAGATCAAGGATGCAGTTGCCCTTCGTAATGACCCACGGACCATGGACATCTGGCGCCTGGGTGACAAGGTGGCTGACGAGACGATCCTTCGACCTCACAAGCTGTCCTCTCAGGACTCGAAGGCGCTGGGCGCTGGCTGGCACATGGCGCTTCAGTTCAAGAAGTTCGTCTTGCGGACGCTCAACGCTCGACTCGTTCGGGGTTTCTATAACTCCACCAAGAATGGTCAGGCGCTGGACACAGCCTTGCAGGTCGGGATCTCTACGGCCCTCGCTACGTCCTTCTATGTTGCGCAACGCTACGTCCAGGCTCAAGGGATGCCTCAGGAAGCCCGCAAGGACTTCTTAGCGAACAGCCTCTCGAAGGAGATGATTGGCTGGGCTGCACTGTCCCGTGGGAACATCATCGGGGCGCCTATTGGTGTCGCCAACTTCTTCCTCGCTCCATTGGGTTTCGACCCGGCGGCCGCTGTGCGCACCTCGATCCTCCCAAGGGGCCCAGAGTTCGTGAAGCGTGATCACCCGACCCGTTACAGCCCCCTGCGTTCTGATGGCGTCACAGCGCCTCTCTCCCGTGTCCTTGAACAGGTTCCGGGTGCTGGCATTCTGGGATCTGCCTATCAGGTTGGGGCCAACGCCGATGGCATCTGGAACAACTCACCTCGCAACTCTCAGGAGCTGGGATACATGACTGGTCTCTACAACGGTCTGCGTGGTCTTGTGCCTAACGACCCTCTCACACAGCGGGCTCTATCGGCAATCATGCAGGAGCAAGGCATGGAATACCGCAAGCGATAAAACCCCTCACTATTGCGACCAAACAACCGCGCCCAGACCTCTGGCGTTCCACTATGGAGCGTTACGTCTGGGCCTTTTATTAAACAAGGAGGAACACATGGCAGAAACTCAGAAGTCCATTGCGACCTATGCACTGGATGGCACCGATTTAGACTTTACGATTCCCTTTGAGTATCTCGCTCGGAAGTTCATTGTGGTCACGTTGATTGGCGTTGGTGCTGTTCCTGATCTGACGCTTACATTGACGGACAACTATCGATTCACATCGAAGACTCAGATCACCCTCACCCGTCTGTGGGGCCCCGCTGATGGGTACAACCTGATTGAGCTTCGGCGTTTCACATCCGCAACTGATCGGCTGGTTAATTTCTCGGATGGTTCGATCCTTCGTGCTTACGATCTGAATACTTCCCAGATCCAGTCTCTGCACATTGCGGAGGAAGCCCGAGACGCATCCAGTTTGGCCTTAATTAAGGACATCCTTGGGTGGAATGCGCTGGGCCTAAGGGTCCGCAATGTTGGGACTCCAGTTGACGATGGGGACGCGGCTAATGCTGGGTATGTAAAGAGCAGCCTGTCAATGGCGATTCGATCAACGACAGAACCTCTGAGGGCCCTCCCTTCGATCACCGACCGTAGCAACAAGATCCTCGGGTTTGATGCGGGTGGTCAGCCGGTAGCTATCATCCCAGCTACTGGATCATCCATCGCCTTGGAGCTTGAACTTATTGATCCTGCCAAGGGTGCCAATAAGGTCGCATGGCTGGACCCTGTAGCCCCTGCGTTCCTCAAGACCGTGAGTGACATGAAAGCCGGTGACCCGGTGACCTTGTTCCGTTTGGTACCAAGGGTTAATTGGAGCGACCTGCTCAATAACATCTACGACGCCGCTCCGAACATCAATGGTGCTGATGACCTGTTTCAGACGGGCACTAAGAAGGGGGGCGTGCTAACGATTCCTAAAGGCGACGTTAAGGTTGGCTCTGAGCTGCACCTTCGAGGTGGCGTTACGGTTCGCGGGGAAGGTAAGGACGTCTCAACGTTGATCATTGCGGACGCCTCAACGATCCGCCTAACGGGTCTGGGAAATACCCTTGAGCGCTTGTGTTTTCACAAGGCAACCCCACGGGCGAACTACATCACAGCCGGGCACATGACTGATGCTTCCCTCACTGCGCAATTAAGTGAGATTGGGTTCTGTAAGTTCACCGCTGGGGCGCTGGCCGAGTTCGTTAATTACGCACTTATTGGGAACTACAGATCTCAAGGGATCCATATTCACCACAACCGCATGTTCACGTATCACTTGGCTTTCATTACCAAGTATCTGATTAGCGACTGGGTAAGGCTTAACAACAACTACGCTAAAGCTCTACAGTCTGCCAATGTGACTAACAGTGAGCTGTTCAAGATTGAGGCTGTCAATAAAGCGTGGATCACTGGGAACGACTTGGTTTCTGAGGGCGTGCCTAATGCCCTAAGCTGCCTAACTCTTGAGAGTGGATCTTCTAATGTTCATGTTCACGGCAATACACTCAAGTCAGATACTGGTTACGCCATTCGAATTGAGCACACGGACAACACCATTACAGCGCCAACGGACTGCACCATTGAAGGGAACACGTTGATCGCAAGTGGTAGCGCTCTGGCTTTGTATAGTGGCAGCGCCAACGTAACCGGTCTGGAGGTTACGGGCGGTTCAATTACTGGTCCTGTGACAATCTATGGCAAGAAGACCAACCTGCACGATGTAACTATCCGCGCTGGGTTCACCGATCCACGCACTGGCTTGACACTTCGCGGCGATGACATTAAAGGCCGCAATATTGAAGTTGTGGGTTTCGGTGTTGGACTTGCAAACGCTGCCGTTAATGGCCTGCCAGATACCAACCTCGACATCCGTGGCTTTAAGGCGTCTGGTCAGGCAAACGAGAGTGTGGTCCTGAAGTATCTTGCCGGTCAGTGCTTCCTTGGTGTTGAGTCAATCAACAATGCGAGCGCTTCTACAGCGGCAGTATCGTTGCTTGCGGGCGGTGCAGTGACACCGGCAGATACATTGACTGTGACCCCCGGATCAATCAAGGCACCCAACATGCCAGCCATCAAGGTTAACTTTATGAATGGCGTGACTGTTGGCGACTGCTCGGGCATTCGTTCGCCCACTCCGTACTCGATTATCACATCGGATACTTACTTCTCGTTTGAGTCCACCGCTATCGCCGCGAACTTCACCAGTGCCGCTCACCGGGTAAACACTGTTGGCAAGTATGCGGGCCGGATCGTCTACAACAAGGACCCTAAGAAACCATATTGGGCAACTGGTCCAGCGCCAACAGATACTTGGGTTGACGCAATGGGAACTGTTACCTACACGCCAGTTTAAACAAGGAGGAACTCAATGATTCAAATCGACTTTAACAACGGTGTGGTCCAAGCGACCCCTGTTGTTGGAGCCGCTGTGACTGACGTGGCAGCCCGGTTGTTTCTGGGCTTGTCACCTTCAGAGTGGTTCTACGCATCCGCCGTTTTGTATTCCCTCGTGATGACTGTGATCGTGGTCTACAAGACCATCAAAGAAGAGAAACGCAAAGATAAGGAGGCTGACAAGTGAGTGATTATACCCTTGAGAAACTCCTTGAGGCGCTCGATACGGTAGCCGCTCGATCCATGTTGGCCGACCTGAAGGATGATAACAAGCGCACCCCTCAGCTCTACAACGCGGTCGGTAAGTTACTGGAGCGTCACAAGTTCACCATCGCTAAGTTGAAACCTGACGAGTCCCTCCTGGGCGACCTCGCTGAGGCCCTAAATGAAGTCCCTGATTTGACTGACGATGAACTCTACGGTTCGCCTGACGTTCGCCACTAATAGGAGCCCCATATGTTGAACCTTAAAGAGTTCGTCATGTGGGGCTTTTTGGTAGCTGTAGGGCTGGGTCTGGTTTACGCCAAGGGCCACTCTGACGCTACCGATAGCCTCACATTGCAACACCAAACCGAACAACTCGCAGCCGCAAGGCAACTGGAGGTGGAACGTGAAACAACCCAGCAAGCTCTCGCAGATGTCTCGAAGAACTGGCAAGCGTATCTGGCGACCAGTACGAGCAGTGCTAATCGGATTCTTGATGACCTTCGTGGCCGCAATGTCGGGCTGCAAGTCAAGCTCTCAGATTCCATCGTGTCCTGCGTCACAAGTAACGGTGGACTCATCACTGATGGCCGCGCCGAGCTACACCCAGACACTTCTCGATTCCTTATCGAACAAGCCCAGCGAGCAGACGCTCAAGTAACTGGCTTGCAGAAAACTGTTAGAGCACTTCAAGGAGGAACTCAATGAGCAAACCCCGTGATGGGGCCTACGACATCGCACTAATCAAAAGGTCATTCGTGGCCTTTCTTTTTGTCTTGTGGAGAGCCCTTAACCTACCCAAACCAACCAAGTGTCA